TGTATGGATGGTAAGTATGAACCATACGCTCACTTTGAAGGGTCACCAATGTCAGAAGGAGTATTCCAATTTGATATGTGGGGATTAAAAGAAGATGAGTTATCAGGAAGATGGCCTTGGGGAATTCTTAAAGAGAATGTTAGTAAGTATGGAGTTTGTAACTCATTGTTTACGGCTCAAATGCCTGTGGCGTCTTCAGCTAAGATTACAGGTTCATATGAAATGACAGAACCAGCTCACTCAGCAATCTTTAACAGACGTGTAGTCGGTGGAGAAATTATGATTGTTAACAAGTACTTGATTAACGACTTTGAAAAGATTGGAATTTGGTGTGAGGATTTGAAAAACGAAATCATTATGAACGAAGGTTCAATCCAAAACATTAACTTCAACAACTACCTTGACCAAGAAGATAAAAGATATAACTTCAAAGTTAAACGAACTGAACACTTAATTAAGAAATACAAAACAATTTGGGAAATTTCACAAAGAGAATTGATTGAGATGGCGGCAGATAGAGCTCCATTTATTGACCAATCACAATCAATGAATATATACATGTCAAACCCAACATTGTCTAAGATTTCATCATCACATTTTTACGGATGGGAAAAAGGATTGAAAACACTTTGTTACTACGTTAGAACAAGAGCAATCTCAACGGGAGCTAAACACTTGGCTATGGACGTATCAAAAATTAACAAACCAAAACCAACCCCTGAACCTCCAAAAGTAGATTATAGTTATATGAATTTACCACCAAAACCTGAAAATAGTGAATTTGATTGTTTTGGTTGTTCATCATAATAATTAACAATATCCGATGTGTTATCCCGAGCTAGGTCGGGATTTTTTATTTAAAGAGGTATTTATTATTATGTCTAATATCATACAAGAAGAAATTCAAAAAATAAGAAAAATGATGCTCTCAGAGAACATGGTTCAAGAGGGGGGTGAAAAAAAGTTAAAACAAACTTTAGACATTCTAAAAAAGAAAAAGAAAGTTTTATTATTAAGTTGTTCAAATAGATATAATTGGGATGAGAAAAATATAGATGTTCCTAAATCTAAAATCTTAGCAATGTACTTAAATGAAGAACTTGGTGATAAGTCAGTTTTTATTGATGTTTCTGAATTAAAAATATTTCCTTGTGAAGGGAATGTGTCAAGGGAAGAAGGTAATAGTTGTGGTATTTTAAAATCTTTACTTAAAGATGATAAAAAAAATCCTTCAGGATATCATAGATGTTGGGCTAGTTTAAATAATAAGACAGATGAACTTTGGAAAATTTCTAAAGAACTTTTTGAAGCAGACGCTGTAGTATTTTTTAGTTCTGTAAGATGGGGACAGGCAAATATGTTCTACCAAAATTTAATTGAAAGATTAACTTGGATTGAGAATAGACATGCTACTTTAGGTGAGAAAAATATTGTTGAAGGTATTGAGACAGGGTTTATCTGTGTTGGTCAGAACTGGAATGGTGAGGATGTAACTAAAACTCAAATGAAAGTACATGAGTTCTATGGATTTGAACCTAATAAGAAACTATATTGGAATTGGCAGTACACTACTGATGTTTATGACGAAAGCAAATCTTCTTACAAAAAATCCCACAAAAAATTTATTGACGATATGGGATTATGAAATTGGTTATTATAGGTACTCCCCCAAAGGGAAACCAATAATTGATTGTATAAGTTATTACCCTATTAATGATTTTATAAACGAATATCTACTTAAACAAGAATTTGTAGAATTTGAATATGATAATGAAACTCCAAAAACTATTGAGGGTAAAATTATTGTTTTGATATAAATTTAATTTTTCAGTATTTATTTGATATGGCAAATGGTGTAACATACGGTATTACTTTTCCTTTTAAAGATTCATTAAATGGTAAATTTTTGGATTTATCGGACACAAGTGAAGAAGAAATTAGAAGTAGTTTAATACATTTATTACTTACAAGAAAGGGTAGTAGATACTTTATGCCAAACTTTGGGACAAGATTATATGAGTTTATTTTTGAACCACTTGATAGTCCTACTTTTGACCAAATAGAAACAGAAATAAAAGAAGCGGTTGAGACTTACATACCAGGATTAACTATTACTTCAGTTAAAATTGAACCTGCGGTCGCTACTCAAGATACTTTACAAATTAATAATGAGTCGGCGACTGAATTTAATTTTACTAACACTCCTGAAGTTGAGTACACTGCTAAAGTAAGAATAAATTATAATATTACAAATAATGTATTTAATACACCGGGGTTTGTAATTATTAATATATAAAACTATGATATCATATACTACAAGAGATTTTCAGGCAATTAGATTAGAGTTAATAAACTATGTTAGAACTTATTATCCTGATTTAATTCAAAACGTAAATGATGCATCTGTTTTTTCTGTTTTACTTGATTTAAATGCTGCGGTTACCGATAACTTAAATTATCACATTGATAGAAGTTTACAAGAAACTGTTTTACAATTTGCACAACAACCAAGTTCACTTTATAATATTGCTCGAACCTATGGTTTAAAAATTCCTGGAATGAGACCTTCAATTTCATTGGTTGATTTCTCAGTACAAGTTCCACCATTTGGTGACGCTCCGGCAGTACAATCTAGCACAGGTACATTACAACCACCAGACTCTGCTTATTTTGGAATTTTAGCTAAAGGTAGTCAGGTGATTGGTGCTGGACAAACTTTTGAAACTTTATACGATGTTGATTTTGGTAATGACTTTAATAGTGAAGGGATTGTTAATAGAACTGTAATTCCTAACTTTGATGCTAACAATATATTAATTAACTATACAATTACAAAAAGAGAAGTTGTTATTAATGGTATTACAAAAGTATTCAAAAGAGTTATTAATACTCCTGAAACAAGACCATTTTTTGAATTTTTCTTACCTGAAAAAAATGTATTAGGTGTAACAGGTGTTATTCTAAAAGATGGTACGAATTACAACAATATTCCTTCAGCTCAAGAGTTTATGGATACTACAAACTTAACTAACAAATGGTTTGAAGTTGAAGCTTTAGCTCAAGATAGTATTTTTATTGAAGACCCAACAAAACCACAGGATGAAACAGGTGTTAAAGTTGGTCGTTATTATAAAACAAATCAAAAGTTTATTACTGAATATACTCCACAAGGATTTTTAAAATTAACTTTTGGTGGAGGAAACACATCTTCAGATGAATTACTAAGACAATTTACCACTAATGGAACTCCTTTAGATATTTCAAAATATCAAAATAACTATTCTTTAGGTTCAACTCTTAAAGGTAATTCCACATTATTTGTTCAGTATCGTGTTGGAGGTGGATTGGTGAGTAATCTTGGGCCAGGCTCAATTACTCAACTTGGAACTGTAAACTTTAATGTATATGGTAGTGACCAAAATAAAGTTACTGCGGTAATTAATTCTTTATCTTGTAATAATGTATTACAATTACAGAATGATGAATGATTATATTCAGGTTCTTCCGGCTCAAGTTATTGATTTAGCATTTGATATTTTTATTGTTCTTAATAGTTCACAAAATCAGGGCGTTGTAATTTCAAATATTATATCAAAGATTAATACCTATATGAGTCCAAGTAATCGAGGTATGGGTGAAAATCTTTATATATCACAATTGAGAGCATTAATACAAAGTGAGGAAGGTGTTATTACTGTTGCATCTATAAATGTTTATAACCGAGTTGGTGGATTATATTCATCATCACAAGTTTCTCAATCATATTCTAATACAACAACAAAAGAAATTAAGGTTATAGAGGATACTATTTACGCTGAACCAAATCAGATTTTTAATGTTAGATTCCCTGATAAAGACATTAAAGTGTCGATTAAAAATCTAACAACAGTTAATTTCAGTTAACATCATTTATTTTTTGAAAATCGTGTGTAAACTATTTATTAAAAAACACACATGTCTTCATCTTATAGAATTAGAACAGAGTTAGGGATTGATAAAGTAATTCAGGTAAAACTTGAACAAAATTTTGATACACTTGAATTATTATCATTATCAATTAATCCAAACGACACTTACATTAGAGCTTGTGCGGACTACGGAGTAGTTGTTGGTAGAGTTTTCTGTAATAACGGATTTGGTCTACCTAACGCTAAAATATCTATTTTTATTGCTTTAGATGAGGCAGACATCAATGATACTGTAATTAGTACATTATACCCATACAGAACAATTAATGACGTTAATGAAGATGGTTACAAATACAATTTATTACCTTACACACCCTCTTACACAGGACACATTCCTGTTGGGACTTTTCCTGATAGAAATGATGCTTTAACTAATAAGTCAGTAATTCAGGTTTACGACAAGTATTTTAAGTTTGTTGTTACCACAAATGGTTCAGGTGACTTTATGATTTTAGGTGTACCACCCGGACAACACACTTTATTCATGCAAGTTGACTTGTCTGATATTGGTGAGTTTTCATTTACACCGGCGGATTTAATTAGAATTGGTAGAGCAACCGAATCACAAGTCAACGGAGCACAGTTTAAGTTTTCTGAAAATTATAGTGAATTACCACAAATTGTAACAATATCAAAAACAGTACAAGTTGCACCATTTTATGGTGAACAAGAAACTTGTGATTATTATATTGCAAGAACTGACTTTGACTTAACTGCTGAAGCTCAAGTTACTATTTCACCTACTGCAGTTTTTATGGGTTCATTGGTTTCTACAGTTGATGAAACTAAATTAGGTTATAACAACGTTTACGACAAATGTAAAATCCCAAAAACTATGGGTGACTTGTGTGACTTAACTTCAGGGCCAGGACAAATATTGGCGATTAGACAAAGTTATAGAACTGATAGTGATGGGTTACCTATATTAGAAACAGTTGAGTTAGAAAATGGAGGTAAAGTAATTGATGAGAATGGAACTTGGCTATTAGAGGTTCCAATGAATCTTGACTATGTGTATACCGATGAAGAGGGTAATCAACAAATAACTCAAAATCCTGAAGTTGGTATACCGACAAAAGGTAAGTATAGATTTAAGGTAAAATGGGAACAAGGGCCTGAACTTTCTGAAAGTACTAAAAGAGCTTATTTCTTAGTTCCAAATATTAAAGAATATGGATGGACTAATTCAGACGACCCTTATTTAGATAGTAATTTTAATCAACAAATAGGAATACCTGTATCTGTAAATATCCCATCAAATTCCCCTAACGAAAATGGGGAATATGTTTACTTATCAGAATATTTAAATGAATTTGAAACTAATAAGGTGTATAGACTAACTAATACATTAAACGTCGAAAACTTCCAAATATTCTATTCAAACGGTACTCAATATCTTTCACAAAATATATATCCAGAAGATTTTGCATCTTTATATTTTGTTTATGATAGGATAGACAATGGCTCGGACGCTATTATTAACTTTTTGAAAATTGATGAGGATAGATTTTTACTTGAACAATCATATGCATTTAGTTTAGATTGGACTGACTATGCGAATATATCAGCGGCAATAAATTGTGAAGACACATTTATGGAACTTCAGTATAATAAAGTTTATACTGTCAGTCAGTTGATGGATAGATATGTTTCGGAAAGGAGACCTTGGAATACAACAGGTATTAAAAATATTTTAGATGATAAATGTACTGGGGAATATAATAAATTCCCAACTAATGATGCGTTTTTTAGAGTTAATTTTACATATATAGTATATAACATATTCTTTGAAATTTTTAGATATATTGCAATGATTTTAATGATTATTGCTCACATTTTAGGATTTTTATGGTTAGTTGTTGGCCCAATTTTGGCGGGTATTATCGTATTAATACAGAGTGTTGTACGTGGTATATGTATTGGATTAAATTGGATAAGACGAAGATTAGGTAGACCTGAAAGACCATGTTTAACACCTATAGATGTGTCTAGTTTATTTGCGGGTAATCCTTTTAAAAATCTTGGATTACCATTATTACTTTATACTGAAGATGGATGTGAAAGATGTAATTGTCGATTAGATGACCAAAGAGCCAATTTTGATGCGATTGGACAACCTAATTTATTTACATTATTAAATACAAGTATTTTAATTGACTCAACAGATTTTAGTATATATCAAAGTGATAATATTGAATCTGACTATGTTTCAGGGATTTATGCAGGAAATGTAAATCCAAATCAATACTTTTTATATGATAGATTTCCAATTGTGACCTCAGACATTGAGGTTGAAGTTGAGGTTAATAATAATGAAACTGACATTAAACAAATTTCAAACAACCATTTTTCAACTAATATACCTTTCTCTGAAGTTTTAAATTCTTGGAACAATAAGGGAAGATATTTTACGGGTATTGATATTGAAACTGATTTTGGTAATTTTAATCTGTTTTACGGCTCAACAAGAATGATAGTGTCAATTGAGCCTGATTTGAACAATCCTCAAACAAAATACCATATGGATAATTTTACGGTATTGTTGATTGACCCGACAGCTTCTCCATTAGAAACTGGTAAAATAGTCTCATTCCAAGATAGGGACATGTCTAATGACCCAAATTATTTTTCAGAACAAAGAGAGATATATGCGACTGGTACTACTAGTAATTTATCACATGTTAATATAAGATGGACAAATCCTCAAACGGCTGGTCAGATGATGACAACATATAATATATCAGGATTTGATAGTTTACCTAAAACGACAGGATTTCCATCAGATATTGAATACTATCAAGTAATAACAGGTTGGACAATTGGAGAATATAAACAAATTGCATCAGACGTACTTGGAAATAATAACGCTCCAAAATTTGCTGATTTTTGGAATTATAATATGTCTCATTATGAATGGGCAACTATGGATGAAACATTTAGTTGTTATAGACAAAGAGTAAGGAGATTTGATAATCCTCAAAATATTGAGGGTATAAGTGATTTGATAACAAATATTGATGATTATCAAATTGTTATTTTAATGAGAGGTGTTGATGTCCATTCACCAAGAGTTAAACAAAGAATATATATGGAACCATTTTTCCAAATCCAACCTTATGGAGGGGCTGGATATGTTAATGGTAATGGTTCTTTACCTACGATAAATCAAACTTTCAATAACCCTAATTTTTATATTGAGGGTTATTATAAATTAAATGTACCATTACAACCAAATTTATATTCAACTTATCATTGTGTGAGGCATAATCAATTGGGTACTAATAATGATGCTGACCAATATGGTGGTACTGTGTTTTATGATAGTTACGCTTTTTCATATACTCAAAATTTATTTTCACCTTATACTACTAACATGATGAATTATTATTCATCATTTGATAGAACAACATTTGGTCAAAGTGCTGCGGCGGGTCAAATACCTCCACAATTCTCAACAAATGATTATAATCCGTTATACCTAGATTTTTCGGCGGGTTATGTTAGGAATAACTTGAACATTAATTTTATGGGTGGTTATTTTGATGTTAGTCATGATTGTCCTGGTAGTGGGCAAGGAAACTGTGTACTACCAAAACCTACTACAACGGTTATTACTTTTAATAGATGGAATTTCCCCGATACAACATTTGCATATTATTCACCTTACTCAACCTTTGAAGGTCAATCATTTTACTTTTTAAATTTTGGAATTAGTGGACTTTATGATGATTCATGTGAATCATGTTCTAACGAACCTTGTAGTCGAGCGTTTTACTTATCTAATAAAGGTTTTATTTCACCATCATACAATAGTACAAACTCATTTGCCAATTCAAATACTGATGGATACTCAATATTTACAAACATTAATATTGTTAATAAAAATAAAATTGTAGTTAGAACTGACAGGTTACCAACGTCAACATCTGAATCTATCAATGGTGGTAATAGTTATTTTATGCATCAAAACCCGACATTTGCAATTTTCCAATATGATGATACTGGTGAACAATCAGAATTAACTAATGTAACACAACAGGCATTTTCAATTAATGACAGTACTAATCAATTTTTACCTTACGCTGAAGTTGCGGATTCACTTGCTGATTGTGAAAAGGCGGTAATGTTAAAATGTTATGAGTTAATTAATGGTGTACCTACAATAAAACCTGATTGTGAAGAATTAATGAATCCAACTTCAAGTAATAAAAAATTCTTTAATTACGGTACAGGATGTTATAATTTGGTATCAAAATTAATTGCGACTATTCCTGACGATATAAGGTCAATTGTTGAATGGTCACAAAGAGTTAAAGTTAATAATGCGGTATGTTTTAATGTGTTTTCACATTCATTTTCTAATCAGTGGATAAATGGTACATTATATGCGTATCCGTTTAATAATAAAAGAGTTTTTACAGGAACTGATAATAGACCGTACAGTATTTTTTGTAGAGATACAATATATTTCCATGAAACAAGTAATAACTTTTATTATAGAAGTTCTCCTTGGTCGGTGACTGAAGGATTTATCGGTAAAAATAATACAACTTTTGGTAATACTATTGATTTTGGTAATTATAAATTTTTACAATCACCTACAACAATTTTAGATTTAGGGCCAAAGGCTTACTTTATTCAGGAATTAGTTAATAACGATGATTATGATGGTTACATTGTTTCTAAAATTAAATCTACGAGTTATAACAATGTTTCTGAAATTCTTAATTTGTTTATTTTAAGTCGTTTAGTAAAACCTAACTTTTTACAATTTTTAATACCGACAACTCCGGGTGTTAATGAAGGTACTGATGACCCAACTGTAAGAGGATTTTTTAAAAACAGACGATGGGAAAATAATAATAGTAGTACAGTACCTGCTTTAGTTGATGCCGATTACGCTCAAATGATATCAGTAAATTCTGAGTTTGGAATTTCACCATTTAGTGTTTCAAACTACGCTCAACCTTTAACGTCTATTTATCAACCTGTAATTTTGGGGGATGAAAATAATTTCCCATTCTTTGGTTTGTTATTGACTGGAAATACTCAAGACAGGGATTACATCTCACCAAGAAGAACTATATGGAATCCACAGGCAACAATTGATACACCTCCACAATACAACTTTACGGAAATTCCTGTTAAGACACAAGAGGTACCATTTTATTTATGGAAATTAATTAAGATGAATAATGAAAACGGACAACCAATGGACTATGGGACAATTTTTGGTTCACAAAATAACAATTGGGTTACAAATTATCCTGACTCAACAGGTGAGTTTAATAACTCATTTTTCCAATATAAGTACCAAAAATTAGATAGATTTAATAACGCTAGTCGATATTTCCAAGTGGATGGTAACTTGGCGGCTAATTATAGAGGGACTTTAATAAACTTTGATTCAAATAATATACCGACAGATACGATACCGACACAAAACTTTAATCCTCAATTTTTAGTAGGTGCGCCAAACCACTTCTATTTTGGTTTAAAGAGAGGTGGAAGTGCGTTAGATAGATTTTTAATAAAATACGTAAATACAGAAGAAGTAATTGAATGATAATTTTCAAATATTAAAAGGTACTGCAAGATATGCAAGTGCTCCTGACATTGATACTAAAATTAATGTTACTTTGGATAGTACTCTAAAGGAACTCACCGAGTATGAAAGAAATTTAGGAATTGATTTGGCTTTAAGGTTTGACACCGAAAGGCAACAATCAACAATTTTTAATTTTACTTGTAAGTTTACCCTTCTTTTTGAAAATGCTTATTCTGGTTTAACACAACCAATTACAAATCCGTATTCACCAATTAATAGGAACTTATATTATATAAGTCCTGAAACGTATAGAATTTTACAAAATAGTAATCCTGACCCTAGTTTTGAAATTGCTTGGGCTGGTTTACCACAATATCATGAGTTTGAGTTTATAAGAACGGATTATAATGTTCCTGGATATACAACCATTCAAAATAACCAAACTCCACATGTACCATTTAATACTTTAGAGGCAACGTTTTACAATTGGTTTTTTTATCTAACATATCCTTTTGAAAGTGATTATACAAAACAATTACAAATTTTATTAGATGATGGTAATACTTTTGATTGGATTATTGGGAATGGAATTCCATTTGTAGTAAGTAATGAATTTATAAATGGTAAACCTGTAATTCAATTTACGTGTCCATTTAATCATAATTTAAGTGAAGGTGATAGTGTTGAATTAACAATTTCTTGTAACACTAATAATACCTTTGATGTTTATACTTTAGGTGATTCATATGCGAATAATCAAGATAGAATATTCACAATATATAATTTAGGTTATGCTGATTGTGGTAATTTTTATGATGGTGCAATTGGATTAATGAAACGAATTACAACTAAAGGTAATCCTGAATCAAAATCAAAATATTACGTAAGAAGACACAAAGTTATTACAAGTTACAATGAATCAGAATTAACAAAAACAGGTTTTGAAAATAATCCATTTGGTACAAATACAAAATATGAGTCAAAGGCATTAACTCCAAACTTGAGTCCAAGAATTTCAATAAAAGAGGGTTCACAAAGTTATAACTTATCATTTAAAAACGATGTTGATATAAATAACCTTTTAGATAATTTAAATAGACCTGTCACTGAATTTTATACTACAGTAGTAAACAGAGGATATTTTGGATTTTTTAATAAACCAATTGTTAATGGGGTGGGGTTAAAACAGGGATGGGAGTTTAATCTCGGGCCAAATTTAAATACATGGTGGAACGATACAAACACGTTAGCGTTAACAAACGTTCAAACTAGTTTTTATGATAAAACATCACCTGGTGGTACCACTTTAAGATTTTATTACAATTTACCATATAATGTTGGAGATACTCTTGATGGGGATATTTGTGAATGGAATGATATGACACAAACTGAAACTGTTTTGTCTGAATATTACCAAAAAATAAATTTTAATCAAAAAATATTTAAAACATCACCTATTGGTGAATCGAATCCAAATACTGAAGGTTATTACTATAAACCACATTATAAGTTTCAAATAAGAGTTTTTTCTGATTATGTAGAACAAAGTGACGAAAGTAATCCTCAAAATTTTCCTTTAGTTAATTTACCTACTTACGCTTTCTTCTCAAGTTATAATAATGATTTCAGATGGAGAGATATATATCCTTATGGTTTCATTGATGATATTGGACGAGGTGTTGATAGACCTTTTTTAAATAACAAACATTATGTGCATGAAAACTTCATTTTTAGATTAATACCTGAAGGAAGTAATGTTAATAATATAAACACTACACAAGTTAACGACCCAATTACAGATGGTTGTGAATAATTTTAAAATATTAAAAACAAATATTGATAAGGGTATTAATATCCCAATCAATATGAATTGGGACTTTTTGGATAGAGAAGATGCTCTTAATTTGTATGAGGAACAAATTATTACTGAAATAATTGGTGAACCTGAAAATTATGAAACCGCAAGATTTTCATATCCATATCCTTTTAAGTATGTTTTTAATTTTAAAAACAGTGGTGATACTGATTGGGTAAATAGTTATGTTGAATCAGGAAGATTTACACAACCTCAAGTTTTAAATAAGACAACTGCATTTATGAAATCATTTTTCAAGATTGATTTCTACGATAGTCAAAATACTTTAAGAAGAAGAAATTTTCTAACTGTTATTTTAAACAAAAAAAATGATACTACAGATGTTGATTTAGGAAATAATCAAGGAACGGGTAAACTATCAATACCTAGTTATAGTTTGAACCCATTAACTAATCCTGAAGGTTTTTACCTTTATTGGTTTGAAAATCCTGAAATATTAAATTTAACAAAATTGTATATGACTGTTAAATTTTTTGATGGTTCGGATGGAACTTTTACAACATTTACAACAAAAAAACAGACCGATTCATCGACACCATATCGATTGACGACTGATTATTTTATGAGAGAAGTTAATTTTAATTTTACTCAACAAACATATACAATAAATAATATTGATACACAAAATCCACTTTCAACGAATAATTGGTATGAGTATAAAAATCCACCTACAGTATAAAAATGGAAATAATTAAAATTAAAATATCTCCTGAATTTTTAGAATCAGATATTGTACAAGTAACATCTAGTGGGTATACTTTTGGAGTATATACTGGATTGACAAGTATATTACAAGGTAATACTGGTGGAACATCATTACTTACAGGACTTACATTTCCTATTTTATTAAAACAAAAGTATCAAGACATTGGTTACTATGATGGATTTGATGGGAATATTACACAACAAGTTATTTCTGCAAACTTTTCATTTACTGCGTCAACTGAAAGTCCATACACTGTTAGTTTATTTAATAACTCAAGTGAGGGTGCAGTTTATTTAATTGACTCAACATATACAATAGATTGGGGTGATGGGAGTTCACAAGTTATAAATTCTTTTTATCCTGAATTTATAAATCACACTTATGCAAATCCTTTACCTAACCCAACAAGTTACACCATTACATTAAGACAAGAAAACATGTGGGGGACTGTTACGACAACAAAAACAGTTAATGTTCCTTATTCACCTGTGGACAACTCAAATCCATATGGAACTGTGACTTTTGCAAATACAAGTGGAAGTTGGAGTGCCAGTCCTCAAACATATAATTTTATTTACACTGCGGATTCATATAATGAAATTGCGTATCAAATAGGTTCATACTATGGACAAGTACCTTATTTTATTACAGGGGTAACAACGTCAAGATTAGAGGATTTATCATTGTATGGGCCGACACAATACCAAGTGGGGCAGACGGTTAATTTACCTGGAGGTGGGTATGGTGTTGTTAATTATTTAACGTCACAACAAACAGGATATACTATAAACAATACTGACTATATTGACTTTTCGGGTGGGACATCAATTTTTGTTGTGGCTTCTTCAGGATTAACTTCAGATATGTTAGTTCAAAGTGCTATTACAAAGAATGAAGTTCTTATGAATGTAATAGACCAACCTCAATTATTTTCAAGTGTTTTTGTTGAACGAGGTAAAAACTCTGCGTTGGAAAACTTCAGAAGAATTGGTGAAGTTTCAACAATGTCGGATTTGGTAAATTACGGATATAATTTTTTCAACATACAAAACAGTCAATAAAATTAAAAATTAATATTTATACTAATAAGGTAAAAAATGGCAACAGGTAATTATGGAACAGTAAGATT